AGCGCCGAACGCATCAAGTGGATTAAGCGCTGGATTGCCAACGAAAAGTTCCTATGCTTTGCCGACGCCGAATACTTCATTACTCGATACGCCAAAATCAGGGCTGTAGATGAGCAGATCATTCGCTTCGAGCTGCGGATCGGGCAGCGAATATTTCTCAAGCTGCTTCAGGAGTACGACGACGAACAGAGGGCCATCCAAGTATTTGTTCTGAAATGCCGGCAGGTAGGAGTTTCAACCGAAGTAGCATTGTTCTTCATCCATCGCATCATCACTCGGTCTAACACGCATTCGATCATGGCTTCAGCATCCATCCCGCAGTCAGAAAAGTTAAATATCATGATCGATACGGTGCTTAAGTACAAGCCATTCTGGCTGGGTGCAGGAAAGACCTCGACAAAAGCCAAAGAGCCGCGATGGGAGAATGGTTCCACTCTCTCTATTCAGGCTGGGTCTCAAACGGTAGCCATCTCGGAAGGTTCTGCTCCAAGCTGCATCCACCTCTCGGAAATAGCCGACTACGACAACCCAACCAAGACTATCGAGCAGGGACTCTTTCCTTCCGCCCACCAGACTAGCTCCCTGTTTTTCGTCATGGAAGGAACCGGAGACATAGCCTCACCCTGGCAGAAAGAAAAGTGGGAATACTATAAGGCCAATTGGGGCAAGCCCGGAGTCCGGTTCCGCACCGTGTTCATTCCCCCGTGCTGTGCTCCGGATATCTACCCGCACGCCGACTGGCTCCGCGTAAACCCTATTCCGGAAGGCTGGTACCAGCGAAGGAACACAGAGACCAAACGCATAAAGAACAGAGGCGAGCTATTCGTACGCTCGACCGACTATCTAACAGAGTTCTTTGGTGCTAACTGGGAGATGCCGATCGAGTATCAGTGGTACTGGGAATGCGGATATCTTGAGGCCGTTGCTTCCAACTCGGTAAAGACTTATCTAAGTCAGAATGCTGTAACTGATGCTGATGCTTTTCAATCTAAGTTCGACCCGGTCTTTCGCGATGAGACTATTAACATCGTGACTACCCAACGGGAAAAGAAGTACAAGGCGTACGCGATTACCGGAAGAACCATCATCATCGGCGGCGACAATCAACCATATCGTCCCCCGGAGCACGAGATAGACTATTCCGCGGAGCGAATCGAACTCCACTGGGAAGCAAACGATGGAAACATTTACGACTGGACACTGATTCCGCTCTTACCTTTTGACGACTCAACCGATGAGGCCTGCTTCAACAAGTTCTTAGTCTTCGAAGATCCGGTAAAGGGAGCACGGTACTCAGAAGGCATCGACACTGCACACGGTCTAGGCCTAGAAAAAGAGGAAAGGTCGTGCTGCGCTGCTCTTCGCAATCAGTACGGATCCAAGCGGGATATCCAGGCGGGCGTGTTCACCTCAATCGAGGTCAACTCCGCACAAATGAGCCGAATCGCCGCCGCTATTGCTGTGTACTTCACCACAGACTGGGACGGCGCCATAACGAGCGAAAACGCTATGGGGATGCGATTCATTATCGAGCAGATACGAAAATCTGGAGATGAGTGTCAACTCCAACTAAAACTCATGGGATTCTACGACCACCACATCATGCACTTCTATGACGACAAGGGAAAACTAGATACCGAGAAAGGCCACAAGGAAGGGTGGCGAACCGTTCAGTGGTCCCGCGACTACCTACTGGAAAAGTTCGTTAACGCCGTTACCGGCGGATGGTTAAAGATAAATGATCCAATCGCTATTCGACAGATGAAGACCTTCGTACGTCGCATGAAGTTAGGCAGGGCGACCATGGTGCACGACAACGGGGAATTTGACGACAACCTATTCGCTCCAGCCATGGCCCACTTGACAGCCCACGACGGCGAGGATGAAGGAAAGCGGATCGAGTCCAAGTATCACGTTGAGCCCGATCCAGGGCAGATAAATACCGGCTGGTGCAACAGCTATGCGGTGACGATGGAATGATTACTTCCCGCTAGGCCCGTCCTGCCGCCACCGATAGCGGGTATCTCGGTGCGCGATCAATCTGAGCTGTTATCTGCGATGGGAACACAACCGTCATGGCCGAGAAGACAAGGCTTAGGCGGATGAGGATCGACAAAAGGTTGCTCAGGTTTTTGGATGTCATAAAGTTCACCTCCTCTGGTGCGCGGCTGCGCTAATGGTTAGTGTTTTTTGCCCATACCGTTATTGCTGCGATGCGTCTGTCGTTTGGCATCTCCTCGGTATACTCCACCGTGCTTCCAGGGTCGAGCCCGTCGAGACTGTTGGAGTAACCCTGATGAACAACGGTGCCATCAGGGGATGTCGCCCTCCAGTTCCACTGAAAATAATAGGGAGAATCGCTGCACCCGTTCTTAAGATAGACCGTTAGGGTTAGCCCGTCGAGAAATGCTCGGTCTACGAAAAAACAGTTTCCCTTTCTAATAATTACTTTTACCGGAGCGGTGAGAGCCTCCTTTACTCCTACCCGGTTATCCATTCGGTCTTCAAGCGAATCCTTGCGACCCACTTCCTTGATGTGGTGCCTGAAATCAAAGCAACCTGAAAAGAAGCTCAACCAAATAAGAAACGCCAGCCCAATCACAACTGGAATCGCCGCAAAAAAAAGGCTACCCGCCCCACGGGACGATCTCGATTCTTCCATTGCAGTCACCTCTTCGGCCCCTTCTTTTCCGTCACGTTTCTTACTTTTGGCAGCCAATAATTTGGCTGATTGCAGTGCGGGCACTTCAGCGGCTTCGCTTTTATGGGTTCCCATTTGTGACCGCACTTCTTGCATTCCAGTGGCATGTCATCATCATCACCGATCATGCGCTGCAATGTCAAGTGCTAAGATTCAGCCATGAATATCCAGCTTACGGGAAAGGAAGCGGTTAAGGTCTTTGTGGAAATTGGCACAAAGCGCATTCTTGGCTTCGCACCCGAGAAATGCGCCCCCCTCTTCCCCGGGCACATCCGCTACACCGAGTACACGCTTCTGCACGCCAAGGAAGTTGAACGCTGGGTAGCCAAGTACCGCGAGCAGCAGGAACGGGATGCAGAAGAGGCAACCGCTCGCCAGATCGAACGCGAAGCCCCATTTCGGCGTGCCCTCCGTTATGCCATCCGGGAGCGCAACAAGCATGTCAACGCCGTCAATCGGGACCTGAACGAAACGTTCGTCAAGCTGATGGACCGCCGCTACGACCAGATCATGCAGGCCAAATCGAAGCCGGTAATTCACGGCATGGCAGAAGCTTTAGAGGCGAACGCGAATCAGGTCGCCGACTTTGCCGCGGAGAGCCCAGCCTACCGTAACCCGGGAGACATGCGGGCAAGGGGCGCTGCGGTGCGCGCGCAACTTGAGAAAATCGAGCACGACAAGACACACTGATGGAAATCGTCACCCACGACCGCTACGTGACATGGCAAGTTCCATCTTGCGAATCTCCACCTGAATACCGCAAGTCGTGGTGCGATGAGCTGGTGCAAAATGGGGACAAGTGGGCGCAGGCACAAGAAGGCACCAAGCACATGGAGCAGGACATCCGAATCCTGCTCGGCCTGAACCAGGAAAACAGCATGAAGTCGAACATGCTGGAACCCAACATCCGCACCTTCGTCGAGACCATATCCGACCTCAAGCTCATCGCCACGATGGGCACGCAGGCAGAGCAGTTCAAGAAGTACGCTGCCCTGCAGAACCGAGTTCTAAAGCACACCTACTGGGAATCGGAGTTCGTCTACAACACGCGGCGCACGCTGCAATACTCGATGTTCGGCTCGGGCTTCACCTGGCTGCGCTTCAGCCGCGACAAGGCCGGCTGGGGCAAGCCAATGAACCGCTTCGAGGCACTCGGCCCGTTCGAGGTTTTGCCCGAGCAACTCCCCTACAACAACGACATCCAAGGCGCCTACGCCTGCACTGTGGTGATCCCAATGCCGGTCTGGGATGCCCATGCGCGCTTCCCCAAGTTTCAGGAATGGCTTACGCCAATTTCCCGCTACGACTGGAAAAAGTATTCGAGCAGCGGGGCAGTTCGGCTCGACTACTGGGACAAGCACAGGTTCAACCAAAGTTGGCAGTGGGAAGACCGGTATTGCGAAATCCGGTTCCATTGGTTTCGTGATCTGCGCATCAACGAGACCGGCAAGACATTTCAGATGGGCGTCCCGGGCTCCTCCTGGGGCTACACCGTGCCCAGCTATGGCGACCTGATCGTGCACACCAACCCCTTCAACGGCCTGCCGGAATCGCGCAAGGCCAACGAAGAAGACTCGCTGATGTATCCCCAGCTTCGCCTAATCATCACCTGCCCGACATGCCCCATCCCGCTCTACGACGACACGGCTTTCGATTGGCACGGCGAGATTCCCATCGTGCAGTACGACGTGAACGACTACCCCTTTGCTGCGCGCGGTTACTCTGCGGTGAGAAAGGTGGCAAGCCTTGAAAAAAATAGGCGAGCCAGAATGTCTGAAATTAACGAAGTGCTCAGTGTGCGGAAAGATCCTCCTACCGGATACGATTTCACTTCCGGAGTCTCTCGAACTCAAATGGAGAAGCTCGATCTGCTCCGGGCACAGGGAATCAGAATTGGACTCAAAGGAGAGCCCAAAAAGTCCGTAGTAAGCATATTGCCTGAGGGCATCGAAGTAGACGGCGAGGACTGGAAGGCTCAGGAGTTCTACGATTCCGCCATCAAGTCTTCGCTGGGCATGGCCGACGTGTCCTCGATGCGTGACATGAAGATGAACCTTTCGGACAACCAGTTTGAGAAGTTCATCACCAACCTGGGTCCGATGGCCAAAGGCATCACCATGTGCCTCTGGAGAGCGAATTCCCGGCTCTCCTTCATGCTGGTACGCAACAACGCCCAGTATTACTCGGTAAGCGATCTCGAATCCATGATTGGCCCCGAGGGCGTAGACGTGCAGATTTACGATCAGGACCCCACCTCGCTGGTGCCGTCGCGCCTGCCTGGAGAGTTGGACGATGCGGAATCGAAGTACAACAAACGGCAGCGGGCAAAATGGCTGCTCGAACGGATGGGCGTGGTTTCGACCCCCCTGCAACTTTTGGACATCACCGAGATGCAGGAGAAGATGCTCTGGATGTTTCTCTATGGCAAGCAGGCCCAGATCCCGCAAGCCGCCTACATGGAAAAGTTCGGCATCCACAACTACGATTCCCTGCACGAGGAATGGAAGGAAGAGCAGCTAAAAGAGGGGCTCTGGAAACTGGATGTCGCTGCTGTCATGGCAAGGAAGACCGCGGAACTGGGCCTGCAACCTCCAGAGGAAAGCGGTCCCGGCCAAGGCAAGGGTGGCGGGCGGCCGAACAGCCACAAGAAGCCTGCAAAAGAGAGTTTGAAGGGGGCACACTCGGGCGATGTAAGACCTGTGGCAAAAACGTCATGACTAGACTAAAAA